CCTTTAACAGACAGTCTAGGAAAGGCCCGGAGCAGCGCTCCGGACAACTCCCAGAAGAATCTATTAAAGAGGTTCAAAAAGAACCAAGAGGAGGGATTCGCCATGGCGATCCCTCGGTTTGTTACCGAAGTATCAAGATCCTCGTATTCAACTTCCATAGGAGAAGTAGCGAGTGGTGAGAGAATTCTCACCACACTCGGGGTGGTAGGGTCCTTTAAGTAACCTCGACAGAGTCGGGTGATGAGATCTTGGTGAAAGGTGTCCGTGGCTCTTGATAAATCAAGAGACATGACCACCCTCTTCTCCAGGAACTCGTCATCCGCTTTCTCGAGGGCCTTATTGGCCCTCTTCATGAAGGACACTAAGGTTCCTTCCCCAGAGATGGTCCCGACCTCGGGATCCTTCTTTAGGGACGAGTAACAATAGGTCCTCACGAGGTGGAGCAGAGTAGCAACGACAGAATCGGCAGGGGTCACGACCCTTGCCTTATTCCCTTGCTCCTCCACTGCAACCGCCCTAGTGGGGTAGGGTTTTGGCTCGAACCCGTCGAGGGAAATCGTAGGGGGTGACCTATACCTTCCGGTATAGGGTTCACCCTCTATGAGATCCCCCACGGGTTCGGGAACAAAGCCCATCCCCCTCGCCCTCTCCAGGAGGAACAAAACCGAGTAGTCCCTCAATATCATGTTCGACTCCGGCCCCTCGAGGAATGCTGGGAGGAAATCCCAGTACCCCCCGATGGCCGTATGCGAACCGATATAGTGGGTCCTACACTTGAGTCCCTCTAGAGTTTCCGAGAGCACCCCCCTGACAAACGCAGCCCTCCCCCCCTCCCTACGAGAGAAATCGTAGGTAGAGGAGGAGGTGTTTGTCAGGGTGATTGCCCGGGAACTCGGGGGGAACTCACTACGGTAGAGTTCCGCGAAATCTTCAGCGAGATTAAGGAGCCCTTCACTCGTCACACCACCGCTAGTGGTCGTCTCCTGGTGCAATTCAAGAGATTTCTTACATTTCTCTTGAGACGGCACCGGTAGACCACCCTTAACGGAGTAAAGTGTGTAGAGGTGAAAGGAGTTCCTCTCGGAGGAGGCCCCCTCGGGCGAGTAGGGACCCTTCGTTGGTAACAGTAAACCACGAAGGACCCCTTTTGCCCAAGGGAAGAGGACCCACCCATCGCGAGTTGCGCCGATGGTACCTGACTCTACTTCAGGTCGAGAGTAATCACTCTCGATTGAGTAGTACAGGGCCCAATCACACAAACTCGCGACACGGGACAGGGTCCAGTCGCCTCCTTGGAAGCACCAAGACCTGAGGAGCCACCTGTACAACTTCAGGATTCCAGATCTCGTCTCTTGGTAGAGCCGTGGGGTTAGAGATAACCCCTTGACCAGACCAGGAGATATAATCTCTAGGAAACCGGAAATTGACAGCCAGGTGTCCCTCAGGCGACCTCGGTCCTTTCCACTGAGATTCCGCAGTAAATGCGAGAATACAGATCGTCGACCTCCAATGAACTTCCACGTGATCCCGTTAGGGAGAACCGCCTTTCGACGGCCCTTGGCCTTCGGGGATCGGTGTCCATCTCCCTCAAAGGGAACCTTGAGTGGTAACTTAAGTGTTCTCTTCATGGGCTTTTAG